AAAAAGAACATCTGCGATGGTCACACTTAAAAAAGCTGATCCTGATACAAAAAAAGAAGCCTTTGAAAAAGCTGGTATATCAGAATTAGCAGATGAGTTTGTTTTTGAATTAGGTAATATTGAAGTTGCTGAAGAAGAACGAGGTAAGCTTTTACCGCATCATTTGTTAAATCGTTTGTTAGGCATTCGTTCTGGACGTGGCGCTACCATTTATTGTTCAACAGAAAGTGAAGAAATAGCAAACATGTTGATGGGTTTTCGTTTTGAACGATTAGGAAAGAATGAAGGTAAACCATTTTTATTAGGACTTATGTGATATTACTGAATGAAGACGAGAATGATGTCGAAGAAACTGAGGGTGAGGAACAACCAGAGGAACAAAAAGATCTAAGGTCAATTGACCAGCAAACAAATGATATTATAAAAAGTGACAGTCGAACGAAAACAAATCTGAGTGACACAAAGAAATGGTTTCGTGAGAAGATCAATCAGGTATTATATCCCACAATGCGAGTGATGGGAGTTCGTGAAAGACCGAACAGTTTCTATCATCAAAATAAAGAATATCGCATTTTTCGTGGATCTCAAATACGACCAGGTTCTTTATACTGCTGGTTCTATGATCCAAAATACAAGAGGACATTACCATACTATGATGCGTTTCCTGTTGCTTTTGTATTGTCTATGTACAATAATGGTTTTCTTGGCATCAACTTACATTATCTACCTCTTCGTGCAAGGGCTACTCTTCTGACACGATTGTTGGATAATATGATGCGTAAAACTTCTTATGGTAGTCATTTGGATTTACAATACCGTACTCTACAAGCAGCATCACAATATCGTGAAGTGATGCCCTGTATCAAAAGATATTTGATTTCAAATGTTCGTGGTCAAATGATTGAGATTCCACCAGAAGAATGGATTCGCACAATCTTTTTACCACTCGAAAGTTTTCAAAAGAGAAGTTCTGGAGCAGTTTGGTCAGACTCTTTACGCAAGGCAAGACAAACAGGGTTTCGTAGGAGAATAAGGTAATGGCAGTTCAATCACTAAATGACCAAAGGTATTATGCAGCTCAAAATCAACTAAAAGATCGATATGAAAAAACTGGAGCTGTAGGAACTCCAGCTCCTTGGGAATATGGAACTGAAACTACACCTTTTACTATACAGAATTTAAGAAATAAAATTAGTGGAGTCAATCAACTCTCAAAGTTTTATTTTGATTTGCCTAAAATAAGAAATGAATCAAGTGACCGTACTAATTTAGTTAAGAAAGCTTGGGACTTAACAACTGCAGATTTACCTGGCGCCTCGCAAGCTTTAAAGAATATTTACTTTTATTCTGAAAATATCACAATACCAATGAGAGGAATCAATACAGATCCTCATGTGTATGCGAACGGTTTTAAGTTCGAAGCTCCAATCGGAACAAATTACGGTGATGGTGATATAGCAATCACCATGATTGTTGATAAAGATTACTACCTATATGATTTCTTTATGAATTGGATGAATCAAATTCATAGCAAAAATACAGGCTATTTTTCTTTTCATGATCAATACGTTACAGATATTGATATCTATCAATTGAATAATGTGGGAGTTGACTTCTCGAAGAATTCAAATTTTGATAATATGATCGCTGATACTACTAAAGGATTTGTTAACTATAAAGTATCATTAGGAAATTGTTATCCTAAAAGTGTGACCGCAATTGAATTCAAACATGAAGCGGCCAACGAGAGAACTAAAATCACAGTTGGATTCACTTATGAAAAAATTGATTACGAGAATCCTAAACGAAATAAGATTGATTTGAGTGTTCCGATTGATCCTCGTTTTGCCAATATTAATCAGCTTGAAGAACGATATAATCTTCCTTTTGTGAACAAACCACAACCAGAAGCTCCTTTTTATGATCCTACAAAAGATCCTAGCCTGAATTTTGGCGCTCAAGGAGCAGATACTTCTACCGATTCGAAAATGTTCAATGTTGAAGATTATTATAAACAAAGAGATGACTTTTATAAAGCGGCATCATTTGATTATTTTGACCACCCTACTATGGAATCCCCAACAGCAGAAGATTTTCGAAGAGTAAGAGGTGATAATTTTAATGCGATCAATGAAGCTGAACTAGATAATATTATCACAACTATTGAGAGTCGAAATCCTCCTAAATGGGTATATGATGAAGATTCAATGCGTTGGTCACAAAATCCAGAATGGCAGTCAGAACAAGAAATTCGTAATGAGGCAATTGAACAATGGTTTGAATATACAAGAGAAAAATTAACTATTGATTCCGAGACACTTCAAGAAGAAATTGAAAGTCAATTAGAAGATATAGAAAGAAATCAAGAAACATCTCTATACATTACTGATGAAAATGGTTATGCGATTGAAAATCCTAATTATGACCATCGAAGATATCCTGGTGAGACTGACGAAGAATTTGCAGAAAGAAGAGCAAAAATAAGTTTAGGAGTTGTAGATGTTCCTGACCGTGGCGAATTTACTGATGATGAAGGAAATTTTGATATGGAATCTTTCTCAAGATATATGGCAGATAATATTACAAATCAAGATGTGATTGATCAATTCAATCGTACTTTACCTGCAGGTATGACACCGACCGGTAATCCTGACCGTAAACATCAAACTTTTGAGGAAATATATGACCGTCTAAAAGAAGATAATGATTCATTACCAGATGAGATTATAGTAAGTCCAGGCCCTGGTGTAAATCATGTGATCACAAAACCAAATCCAGAAAAGAAAACAGAACTTGAACTATATAACGAAGCAATCAATGAACTTGCTGGATACGGTAACTCAAGAAGTAATGTGGGTCCTGAAACAATTATGGCTCCTTCAAAAGCTGATGGCATGCATCCAGTTCCCGCATCAATTGTAAATGATCCAAATCCACAAGTATTAGAACAATACGCTAAAACATTATATGACGAGGGCGGCCCAGACATTCGTGACTTTGCTACACAAAAAGCAGAATGGGCTGAAGAACAACATTTACGAAACATGGCACATGTTCAACTAGAAAATAGTGAGGTGAGTGATAAACTTCAAGACCTTTTATTAAATGAGGATCGCAACTATTCGCCAGAGGATGTATTGCACACTCTTCCTGAAGAAATGAATAAGTTTGATGTAGACAATCCTCAAACAGAAACACAAAAAGTTAAAGCTGCTTTGATTAATCGCCTTGCTGTTGGAGAAGGAACAGTACCTTTAAATGAAAGAGAAACAAATATTCTGCTTGATATAGTCAATGACCAATATGGTTTATCAATTCCTCATGGTACGAATTTATATGAAAATCCAAGAGCAATCACGGATGCGATGAGAGGAAGAGGTTTTGACCAAGAATTATTTGTTCATTTTCGAGAAAGAGAACGTGAGTTAACAGAAGACCAAGCAAATATGCAGACTCTTAGTGTGAATCAAGCAACGAATGCTCTCAATGATGTTGTGAATAATATTAACGCAAATCACGCAATTTCAATGCTCAATCGTGCGGGTGAACACGGTCAACAAATTCAAGACGCAAAAGATGCGGCTCAAATGAAAAAAATTGAAGAGATACGAGAAAATTATCGACAAGAACTTAACTCACCAACACGTAATTTTTGGCGTGACATGGTTGAACAACAAAGACAAGATCGAATCGACAAAGGAGGAAATCCACAGTATACTGGAAGAGAACAAGCAATTATGGATGCTGCTGATGATGGAAAAATGACAAGCCAAGATCTACACACATTTGCTTCTGTATTACATCAAGAACAGATTGATGAAAATCGTGTTTATCGTACTAGTTTAGAAGAAGGATTTAAACCTGAAGAAGTTGGTGTCAATGCTTATTATAATTTTCAAGCAGCAAAACAACACACAAATCATGAAACAACTGTACATACTCCAGTTACAACAGAAGAAGAAAGATTCAGAATTGCTGGTAAATCTTTAGCACAGCAATTACGAGAGAGTCAAGCTGCAGCGGGATATGCTTCGAATCTGGATGTTCCAACAGATCAATTACAACTTATGTCTTATCTTAAAAGATATGAAGAACTTGGTCCTGATGAAAGAAATCGTGTGCTTGTTGTCACTCGTGCAATCATCGAAGAAAATCGAGAAAAACAATTATGAAAGGAAATAATGCTTTTACCAAAATTGAATCGAATTACATATCGTTTGACATTACCTTCAAATGATAAAGAAATTACTTATCGGCCGTTCACAGTTGAAGAAGAAAAGATTTTACTGACGGCTCAAGAATCGACATCACCAGATGATGTTTTGAATGCAATGAGACAAATCATTAATAATTGCATTCAAACTGAAATTGATGTAACTAAACTTCCGACTTTTGATATTGAATACTTCTTTCTCAACATTCGGGCAAAGTCAACAGGTGAAGAAATTGAATTGATTGTTCGTCATCCAAATGGTGTCAATTCAAAAGAACAACCTTGCGACCATAAAGAGAATGTAAAGATTAATATTGAATCAATCAAGGTTGAAAAATCAAAGAAACACACCAATCGTTTTCAATTAGATGATAATGTTGGTGTAGTGATGAAGTATCCAAGTATGGAAGCTTTAGCATTTGGCGACCTTAATGATTTTGATTCTTTTGTGAAAGTAATTGCAAATTCAATTGAACTTATTTTTGATGAGAATGATACTTATCCAGCAGAAGACTGTAGTGAAAAAGAATTGATTGAGTTTGTAATGAGTATGAATCAAAAACAAATTGCTATGATTCAAGAATTTTTTGAAACAATGCCCGTATTGAAACATGAAATCAATTATATCTGTACTGGATGTGAATGTAAAGAGAGTGTTACAATACAAGGATTTCAAAATTTTTTTTTATCGCCATGAGTAACGATTCTTTAATGAATCATTACACTTTGAATTTTGATTTGATGTATCATCATCATTTTTCCTTGACAGAATTAAATCAAATGTATCCTTATGAACGTGCGATTTATGTAGACTTACTTAATGGATATCTTGAAAAGAAACATTTAGAAGAACAGCAACGAAGAAACGCAGGCTAATATGGCTTTACCATTACTTACAGATTCAAAAGTAACTGTTGATGTAAATCATGATTCAACTTCTTTGAAAGGAATTGACTTATCTTTAAAACAAGTCGTAAGTGAATTACCAAAACTTTTCAGTAAAGAAATTGAGAAACAAACTGAAGAACTTAAAGATCATGATACGAATATAAACAAAAAGAAGGTTGAAGAAACTGTTGAAACAATGAATAAATTTGCCGATGTTCTCAAAGAAAACATTGGTCTGTTTCGTAAGTCAGATTCTTATCAAGCAATGCAAAGGTCTCGGCTTGAAGGTAATCAAGTAATAGGTTCTACCGGACAACAACCTGCTGTTGTTCCACAAAGAAATACATATGCTGTTCAAAATCTATCACTTGGTCGTATAGCCGGCGACACAATGAGAGAAGGTCGTGATCGACTTTTGAATCGTTTTCGTGAAAATTCTTTTATAAAGTTTGGTTCTCGTTTAGCAGATGGTATAAATGCCTTTCGTGGTCAACCTACAAATTATAGTCAAAATCGTGAACAAACTCAAAGTGAATTAGAATCTGAACAAAAAGATAATCGTAATCAAAAGAAAATCATCAATCTTCTTGAATACTTACCAAAAATTCTTCTCAAGTTAGATGGTGATAAAGACGAAAAGAAAGAAGAAAAAGGTCTTCTAAGAAAGTTACTTGATGCGTTTCTGATTTTTAAAGCTGGTAATTGGCTTGCGAGTTTAATAGGTGGAGGTCTTGGTGCTGCCGGTATCGGTGCTTTGATGGCAAAAGCAGGTACTCTTCTTGGTGCTGGTTTAGGTATTGGTGCGGCGATTGCTAAATTAGGTTTAGCCGCTGTGATTGGCGCAGCAATTCTTGGAACAGTTTTTGATTCATTCATGACATATTTTAAAAATTCAGATGATTGGAAAGCGGGACCAATAGCAAAGATTTTTGGTTCAATTTTAGGAGGTTCTGGAGGTGTATACAGTGCAGCTTTACGGGGTATCACAGGAGCTTATCTTGGTTTTAAAGCAGGTGCTTTATTCGGACCTATGGGAGCAATTATCGGATTGATTCTTGGTGGTGTAATTGGTGCGATTACAGGTTATATTGGTGGTGAAAAAATAGCAGAAACAATGAGTGAAATTGGTGATGATTTTGCCGAAGGTTGGAAAAAACTGATGGCAATTCTGACCGGAAAAACAATCGATGATGTTCGTGAAAAAACATTGAGAGTGATCGATGAAACAAGTGATCCTACTTCCAAAACTGAGTTGACAAATTCACTTGAAAATGTTGAAAATTCAAATGATAGATTACAGGCGGCCGAAACAAAAAGGAATGAACTTTTCGAAAAGGTAAAAGAGCAAAGAAATATAAATGCTCAAGGATCCACACCAGATAGCAGAGAAAAATTAAGAGAACTTGAACAACAATATAACGAAGCAATCAAAGAATATGATGAGGCAAGAAAAAATTTTCGTGAAGATTCAAGGAATTTGAGTGCTGATGTAAACACTCAAGATAGTGTCAATCAACTTGATAAAGTCATCTATGGTAAAGAAGGTGAAACTGTAGAAATTCAAAAAGACGGTTTGTTATATGGTAAAGATAATATTGAAGTAACAGTAACTCCTCAAGAACAACGAATTGCTGCAAATCAAAAACGTAATGTACTCAGTGAAAATAGACTTCGAAGATTACAGCAAGACCTTGTTCAAGATGCATCTACATCTCCATTGCTTGAAGAAAGCACACGAAAGGAATATCAAACTGCTCAAGAGACTATTGAAGAGAAAGGAAGTTTACTGAATAAAATTCCTTTATTTGGTTCATTTTTTGATGATGAAGAAATGGCAAAAGCCAAAGCAACAGTTGAGAGAATTGAAGCTGAACTTTTACAAAAGAAAAAAGATACACGTCTTCGTATGAATCAAATTGAAGCAGATATGGCAGCAACTGTTCAAGAAAATATTGGCTTAGGTACACAAGACAGGTCAGAATCAATGACCAATATTATATCAGGTGAAACACTTGGTGGTCCAGATGCACAACCAGAACCACGACAAAGAATAAATTCTAAAGCAAATGAAAGAAGTATTTCTGTAGATCCAGCGAAATCAAAAGATGGAGGCAGACAAGACCAAACTTCAATTCAAGAAATTAAACCTGATGCTGTTGTAGCAAATCTTTCAGATGAACAAGTGAAGACATATGCTCTTGAATTGATCCGAAGAGAAGAGATGGGTTCAAAATCAGCCGCTCTTACACCAATTCAAGATCCTGCTAAGTATTGGAAAGATGATGGATCAAAAATGATGCAACTTGGTTATGGTTCAAACTTCATCAAAGAAGGAAATGAATGGGTGAAAGTGAAACCTGGATATGAAAATTCAAATGGTGAAATGGTTTATCCTCATCAGTTGAAGTCAGAAGCTGAAGCTGAACAATTACTTCGTGATAGTTTTAATCGTGAATTTGATCAATTTATGAAAGATCCAGAAAAGAAAGCAATCTTTGATCAAATTCAAAATCCTGCTCGTAAAATGGTTTTGATGTCCACCATTTATCAATTAGGTGAACACGGCATGGATAAGTTTAAGAAAACTTGGCCTTTGATAAAATCGGCTGTCGAAGAGCAAGATTGGAATCTAAAAGGATATCGTTGGCAAACTGCCGCAAGAGAAATGGCAAATTCAGTATGGCATAATGAACAAACACCTGAACGAGCCGGTAGAGTTGTTGATGTAATTGCGAATGGTGGAGATGTTCGATGGGATGGTGGTGTTATCTATCAACAATCCGCCGTACCATCAGTTGCTGCTCGGCAAGGTGGTAAAGAGGCGGTAAAGGCTAAAGCAGGAGCAGAAGGAAGAGTTGTTACACAACTTGAAGAGATTGTTGTTGGTGATTATAAAGGTATTGAAAACAATCCTGAAGTTGTGATACCAATGAATGATTTGGAAGAAAGAGTTCTGCAGACAGTCACAAAGATGATGGAGATTCGAGACCAAACAGCAAGTCGAAACAATGAACTTTTATCAATGAATAATGAATTGCGAATGCAGAAGTTTATTGAAAGTACTCAGAAGATTGAACAGAGGATACAAGCGAAGGAGAGTATTGAAAATTCAAGAAATCAAGTAGTGATGCCTCCTGTAATCAGTCAAGTGGATAATTCTCAACTCAATCAAACAAATCAAAGTATTATCATTAATCGCCCAGTTGAGAATGCTCACAATCCATTCCGATTATCACTCGGCTAATTTATCATCAAGTTCTTCTTTTGCGATTGTGAAAAGGCCGGCTGAAACTTCTTTGACTTGATCACGAACTTCATCAAATAATACAGGGTCAACAAATGCGATGGCGAGAAAAGCTCCAATTGCCATCATGAATAAACTTCTAAGCATTTTACGATTCCTTATTGAAAGAAGACGACCCACGTAGGGAATGCCGCTATATCTAAGCAATGCCCGTGTTATATGTAATACGTGAGTCATCTTTTATTTATAGATTATAGTATGAACGAAGATTGATTTCTTTTCGATCAATCACTTCGGTTGGTTCTTTATTTTCGATGGCCTTTTTAATCATTTTTGCTACACTGGCTTCTTTTCGAGCAATTACGATTTTTCGTTTATAGGCACGTCTTTTTTCTTTTCTTGTCATATTTCCTCATTGATAGGGGTTTGGAATAATCATGTAGTTTTGATCAACAACCACAACTTTGCTCTTTTTGGCTTCTTGAGGTGTGAAGAAAGACTTTTCACCACCATGGCCTTTACCTTTTGTCTTATCACCAATCTTATACATTAGCTTGATCGCAAGTTGACTGACTGGTGTAAAGATAATTTTACCATCTGAATTCACTCGACGCATGACAGTGGGATTAGCATCTTTTTCCATTGAAGTAATAAGACGGGGCTTGCTGAAATCACTGACGACTTTTCCTTCTTTGTTGATTTTGTATTCAGTTTCTTTGAGTTTTTCACGAATATCCTTTTCTGGTTTATTTTCCCAATCTTGAATAAATTCTTGCCAGGCTTTCTTCAGTTCAGAGTTTGTTATAAAAGCCATTTTTCATCCTCTGTTAAAGTTATGCGACGTTCAGCAATCATTTCAGCAAGATGTTCAGAAGCAAGTTCTTCCCAGTCTTCTTCAGTGAGATAGTCTTCTCGGTCAAAAGAATCTTTTTCGTATGTCATAATTATCTCCAATCTTTCTTGTCGCCCATCCATTCATTGTAAGCGTAGCCAGCACGATATGCTTCGATCTGCTCTGCGGTCATATCAGCTTCGAAAATATGTGTGCCACGGATTTTGGAACCACCTTTCCAATAGTTTGGTTCTTCGGGTCGGTAGTAATAACTATCACATGAACCTACATCAAATGGAGATCCATGAGATTGGTCATACTTCTCTTTCAAGGCTTGCATCTGCTGATGCTGGTCTTTCGAAAGAATTTGAATCTGCATACTTACCTTTGTTGAGGTTGTCAATCACTCACTATGATCAGATCATAGCAGACTGACAGGAAATGTCAAGGGATTTTTTTAATTTATTGAAAAGGGGGAAACTTCGAATTCAGCAACACTGCTGCGGTTGTATTCGAAATGGCTTCTCTGCTTGAAGTACCACTTTTCGAAAACGGGATTACCGAATTCGTCTTCATCGACGGCAACATAGGCTAAGGTTTTTAGGACTCTACCATAGCGGAAGCCGCTGTCAAGGCAGTGACCGTTGTCGGAGAAATATGGGGTTGAAACCCAGATTTTGTGGGGAAGTTCGGCTTTATGCTCGGCACCCCAGCCCTCTGTCTCACGATTCTCGGAGTATTCAAAGAGATGACCGTTCTCTTTCTCATCGAAGCGACCAAGAATTGAAGAATCACCGGTGCGAAAGTAGGTTGAGGTATCTGCAAATGCCATATGAATCTCTCAGTGGAGGTTGATGTGTCTCAATCACTATGATCAGATCATATCAGACTGGCAGAAAATGTCAAGAATTATTTGTCTACCATTCCCGAAATGTCAGATGGTTTCCAGTTTTTATTCACTTTCAAAAACTCTTTAATTGGATCGTCTCGGAGTGAGAAAATTTGCACTGCCTCATACTTCTTAGGCGCTTTTTCTCCTTGTGGACGAACCAAGAACCCAATTCTTGCTCCTGCTTTACTCATCAAATCTTTTAGTTCTAATTTCACTGCTTTTGATTCTTTTGATTCATTTACTATACGGTTCACGTCTTGAACGAGTTTCTTACTGATTTCCATTGATTTTTCCTAAGTTACGGTATAAAATATAATTACTGCAACTATTTATCAGAAAAATTTCTTGGTTTGAAAGTTACTTCTGTGAATCGCCCTGTGCTTTCCCAGAAAGATGAGATGTTTCTTGCTGCTACGATTCCTTTGACTTCTGTCACATCGAGCAACTGTCCGTTTGCGTAGCCGAAGATTGTGTATTTTGTCTTTCGTAGGTTCATGGTCAAATCTCGCTGGGGTTGATAATCAATCACTATGATCAGATCATATCAGACTGGTCAGAAATGTCAAGAACTTTTTTTTGGTGGGCCCTCTCGGACTTGAACCGAGGACCATCCCGTTATGAGCGGGGTGCTACTAACCAACTGAGCTAAGGGCCCATATTTTTATGGTAGAAAAAACTCTTTGAGGTGTTGTCCTAATGACATCATGACAGTACCTAATAGGAATACATTTAATACAACAAGGCTTCGGTCATTCCAATTAGCAGCAACCATTGCCCATAATGTCAATCCTATAGCAGTGAATACCAAATTAAAAGGTGGTAATGAAAGATTGGTAAGGAGTGTGCCAACAATAAGAAAGAAATTGCCGATCCATTTTGCCCAATAAGTCCAGTCATCAGTGGGTGTGACAATCTTTGTTAACTGTGGATCATTCTCAATAATTTGTTCTACATCTACAGTAAGATTATCTATTTGCTGTTCTGACATTATAAAGCTTTTTCTTTGTCTTTTAACTTTTCGAGTAGGAGCAAAACCATTGTTTGCAATTGATCCGAGTTTTTTTGCTCCTTCTTCAGCTTCTCCTCCATCTCCTCCATCGCATCCTTCCACCCGGCGGTGTAAACCTTGTCATAATCAAAGTTTTGCTTTGCCATAATCAAACTTTTGGTGTGGTGTAAACAGAAAGAGCCACATTGCCACAGCATCTCACGATACCATCTTTGATATAGTCTCGCAACTCTTGGCTGGTTTCCATGTGGCGGCAGAACAGGTCATGGCTCATCTCTGCCATGTCTGCGGCTTTGTCGAAGGCTGCGGGAAGCCAGGCTGCCTGAGCAGGGGTGAGGTTCATCAGGGTGGCGAGTTTCAGGAGTTTTTGTTCACGAAGAAACATAGCGAATCTCATTGTAGGTTGGTCAATCACTCACTCAATGATCAGATCATAGCAGACTGGTCAGAAATGTCAAGAACTTTTTTAATCACCTCTTTGTAATTTTCGAAGTTCATCATAAAGAACATCAAAATCTACAGGCTCTCCCAAGCGTCGAATCACTCCATAAACTTGACTATATTCTAAATCAAATTTGTCTGCGATTTGTTCTACAAATTCTTTTTTATTTTGAACTGGTTTGCGAGAAGGTCCATATATCAAACCATCATCTTCACCTGCTTCACGATAACGTCTATCAATATTATTTGTAGGAATATTTCCTTGAGGTCTTGCGACATTATCCATTCCTCCCCATTTTCCTTCCATCACACGATGAACACTTTGAATAAACTCCGAGTAACTTTTCATTGATTTCCTTTGATAAAGTAAATGTAATTATTTACTATTTATCAAAAACAATATTCACTCACATAATTCTGAGCTAGTTCAGCTTTTCTTTTACGACCAGCTTCGAAAGCAGCATAGGCAATTGAATGCTTGACATGAGGATTTGCAAAATCTTTGCGACAACCAAGCCAGTAGGCATTGCGACAGGGTGTAAGTGGTGCTGCTTCAGAGGTATAAATTCTCATGGCTTCTTCGAGTGAAAGATCCATGAATCTCTTTAATGTTTCACGATATTTGCGAACAGACCAAGATACATGCTTTTTCATTATATGCTCCAGTAAAAATTCATATACACAAAGGTGATGAAAGAAGGTCCAAAAATCATCAGAATCATACCAATCAGAGGTAAGAGAGATTCACGCTTTTTCATTAAGAACTTCTTTTAAATTCTTTTCCATTTCTTCATCAACGTCCCAGAAGATCCAATCACCATTATTCAACAGAACATAGATATATTCACAGCCATAGTCTAAAGCAATATTACTGTAAAGTTCGCCTCTGGTTTCACAGACTTCTTTCATTTCATGATAAGCACTTGACTTCGTTTCAGCAACTGTTTCGGCTAAAGCAGAAAAGCCTTGGAGGTCAACGAGGTCACGAATATTTTCTGAATTGTAATGCTTGAGGAGAGTTGCGCCAACACCTTCAGGATAACCATCCCAGTGGCAGTAGCAGCCTGAATACATACCATTCTTCATTTCGTAAGCGATATAACTTCTTGTTCCCATGATACCTCTGTTGTTGGGGAAAGTAAACTCACTCAATGATCAGATCATATCAGATTGGCGGAAAAAGTCAAGGGATTTTTTTAAAAAAATCGAACCATGAATGTAGGGCACAAGAATCACCAATAGACAAAAAACTTTGAATGCGAGTATATAGTATTTCATAGGTTGTCGACACGGTGAGTAAAGGCCAGCATGTTGCTGGCCAGTGGAGTTAGAAATTAGAAATGTATTGTGGTGTATCGTAACCGCTCTGAAGCAAGTCAACAACAGCAGAGAGATAGGTGACATGCTCATCTTCGTTTGATGGGCCAAATCCTACAGTTTTTGCCTGATTACCACGAACATAGCCAGTTTCGGTCAAAGCATCATCAATGTAATAAAACACCTCGTCAGCATCATCTGGTTGAAGGTCATGTAAATCAATCAACACATCACCTTTTTGCTCACGAACATGATTGAATTGATCAACAACTGAAGATAAAGACATAATGTTACTCCTTTTTAGAATTCATAATACGGTGGCTGTTGTCAAGCATCAGCCACGTTTCAAAAGAAGGTGCTGTTGAATCAACAACAACCTTTGCACGAGAAAACATCACGTTACCATAATAATAATGACCATCATCATATATTTTATGAGGAAACTCAAACCTCGTCTCCTCATCGTTATTCGAATATTCGTATAACTTTCTTGATTCCTTTTCAATAAATCTACCGACAACACATACCGAATTAGGTGCGAGTGCCATATAGTTCATATGTTAGAGATTGTCAAGATTAGCCACGGGTCCTTCTGGTATTGCGGCTTTTTTAAGATGTTGAGTCGCAGATTTCACAGACTTGGTCGGAACACGAACCATCGCAAATGCTGAATAACCAAGTTGTTCATTTTGATCAAACACTGGTTCTACCCAAGTTCTCCATGCTGAAATTTTTGAGATCACACTTCGGCTGGTGGTCTTATTTTTCTCTTTCGTTGCATAGCTTTGATTGATTACATTTGTACTAGCAGATTGAGCAACATTCATTTCTGAATAATCCATGTCAATGGATTGTGTGATATACTCACTCAACCGAAAAGAAGCATCACGATAGGCGTGTTTTTTTGCTTCACGTTCAGTATCAAAGACCATTGATTGACCAACTTGGTAAATAAAGTCACCTTCTTCCCACATACCTTGTTGAGTCCATTCAGGCCTGGCATCTGTTAATTCCTGATTGTATCGCATTCGCTCCATAGGATTTGACGGATCATTCGGCAGAGTTACTTGTGAACAACCGGCTGACAATAGAGCAATTGCGATTGCAAATAACATATATTTTTTCATAAAATTCTCCTTATTATAAAAATAAAAACACTCTGTTATTTATCTTTTAGACCTTTCAACAATATAAACGGCAACTCGTTCAGCCTTATCTAAAGGTAGATAACATTGATATTCTCCAACATATGTTTCATGAGCTACACGTGAGCCTCGTCCTCTTCGACGGATTGAATAATTCTTGAGAGGATTTCTTTTTCTTAGATGAGAAATAAATTCTTGAAGAGATTCCAATTGGTCATTCACATCAGTTTCACCTATCTTGATTGAAGTCTGTCCGTAAGGATTACGAATTTTGTTAAAGCGGTCTAACATGATTTCTGTGAAAGCACAAATTAATTGCTTTTCTGTGAGTGTTCCGAGAACATCTCTTACTGACATAAGCTTCTCCTAGAGATTGTTGACTATGATCAGATCATAGCAGATTGATTCAAAAATGTCAAGTCTTTTTTTATAAATAATTAAAAAACTTTCACTGAGAACTGTCATGTCAAATTATCGCATTCTACTTGTAGACGATGAGCAAAAAATCTTAGATGCCTATATGGATATCCTTTCAAGGACAGAGGATATAGGAATCAAAGAACTTCGTAATATGGCTTCAGCACTCTTTGATGACGAAACACATGTTGCCAAATCTTTCAACCAGTCTCTTGATAGCATCGGTGCTTCTCAGGTGATTCAAGAAAATGTAAAACTCCGTTTAGATACTGCTCAACAAGGTGAAGAAGCCATTTCAATGGTTTCAAAGGCTCTCGAAGAACAAGATCCGTATCTTGTTGCTGTCTTAGATATGCGAATGCCACCGGGCATCAATGGATTCGAAACTGCTTGTAAACTAAACGAACTTGATCCAAACATTGAGATTTGCTTCATCACAGCATATTCTGACACACCGTTTGAATCAATTGCTAAAACACTGGGCGCTGGTCGTTTTCTCTTGTTACGCAAACCAGTGAACACTCAAGAACTTTCTCAAACGATTCAATTCTTGGGTGAACATGGTTACAAATGTCACAAAGAACGATAGTCAATCCGCTTGTTTGCTTGACGGTCTTTCTTTGAATATTTTCGAATCTTTTCGAATTTCTCAGAATAGCGAGAGCGGAGAAGGAGAGCCCTTTCGGCTCCGAGTCTTGCTTTTTTCATGAGGTCTCCCTTAGTTGATTGATTATTTTAAAGATCATAGCATATGAAAATTGAAAAGTCAAGAAAAAAAATATATAAATATACCATATACTTTACAATAAGATAAAGAGGATTTTTATGACGCCCGATTTACTGAGCAAAATTAGTTCAATTGTGAATTCAAGTTTTGTTCCAAAAAACTTGACTGAAGTTGAACAACCTGGTCCAAAAGCTCAAGCAAATAAACCAGAAGGATCAACTCAGGAAGACCCAAAAACAAATACAACAAGATTTAATAATATTTGTAAAAACCTATCTTTTAAGAAATTTAAAGTTCGTGAAACAAAACCATATACATTTTCTGTTGAACCTAATTTTTCTAAAATGAAAACTCAATCATACATGATGATCAAAGGCGATAAAAGTCAACTTGAAAAACTAAATAGCCAAAGTGTTAATATAAAAGCAAAAAATGGAGACTTTTTATTTAAAGATAGTGATGGTCAAACAAGAGTAGTACAAAAGGCAGCACTTAATAAAGAATATTCTGGAAATGTGGGTGGTCCTTTGAAACATAAAAAAGATACAATGCGAGAAGTTGCTCGATACACAGGTCCTGATGTAGAATTTGCTTCAGGTACACAAAAAAGAACTCTTCGAAAAGGAGAGTATTTAGTCAGAGATGGTGGTCACTATGTAAATATAAGTGCTAAAGTCTTTGGACAAACTTTTGAAATCTAAACTAAGGAATAAAAAAATGCCAATTCATAGCAAGTCAGTTTATCAGGATATCGCCTCTGTAGTTAATCCCGCATATGCTCGAAAAAGATCAATCAATGAAGCGGATGCTCCAATGAAAGTTGGCGCTGCAAAGGCACCTTCAGCAGAAGATGTAGTTCATGCAATTACACGTGCTTTAGAAACTGGAAGTAATGAAGTAAAGAAAACTGCACGACAAGAAGCTCAAGCACTCAAGGACCCAATGAAAAAAGCTTTGAATGACTTGATGGATGCCTGTCCTGGATTTCCAAAAGCATCTGAAGTTTCAGATGAAAAAGAGAGCAAATGAACAAAAAACAAGTGATTGAAGATATCAATCAAATTGTTAATTTATTTGAAGATTCACGAAGTCCTTTTCAAAAGAAACAGAATGCTTTGTTTGCTTTAGGTCAATTATTGGTTCAGGTGAATAAGCAAATTAAAGAATTACAAGAAGTTCATGGAATCACAGCACCTGAATTTAATCAAATCAAAGGATTACTTGGAAAAACAAAAATGATGGAAAAGACTACTTTGGATAATTTGATTAAAAATGATCCTGAATATAAGAAGATTCAAAAAATTGGCTCAGAAGCTCAACGAAAAAATGCTGGCGTTTCAAGAGACAAATGGAGAAGATAAGTTATCAATTATATGAAGAGATCAATCGTATAGCAAACGTTCATCTTTATGAAGGTGCGAAGTATTCTGCTGAAGATGTATGGTTGATTCAAAATAGCTTGGATTCAAATTCTCCTTTGGGAAGAAAATTTTCAAGAATTGATACACCTATTTTTACAAAAATGAGTAAGTCAGAAAAAGAAAATGCGACTTATGATGTGGCTTTGACAATGAATGAAATTGGACAGATTCGTCAAAGTTTGATGTCGTTTCAAAAACGAGTGAAAAACCCACCTAAAAGAATAGCTGAATTGATTCAATTGCATACACCTAAACAAAAATTAGGAGCAACAAAGCAAATTAACTGATATGAATTATAGATATTCACGAATTATTACAGCAAGTTTATTTCTTTTTATAGTGACAATAGCGAGTTGTTCTAAAAAAGTTTCGAATAGTTTTCCTATTTCCTGTGAACGAGAAAACCCCAAGGGTGCTGGTCATTCCACTTATGGTATACATCAATTGTGGTCTTGCTGATTCACTTCATCTCGAATATCAATCGCATCATCAAGTGATATTTTTAGCATTTCACGAAAATATTTGCGACAATCATTATAACGATAGTATTGTTCCTCTGACATATCATCAATACTTCCTGCCAATTCTAAGCACATCTCTTGATATAATTCTTCTGATTTCAAAACTTCTTGAAAGACCGGACGATACTTTGTTGGATTCGAAAACATATCATCAACAGTATCATTCGATAACTTAAAGATACTCTCCTCACTCATCACTTCAGCAGAAGAACAGATGCTTGCGGTGACAACAATTGTGAAGAAAACAACAGATGCGATAAAAAAATAATCAACGGCTTTCATTTGTGTAAATCCTCTATAGCTTGTTTGCGGTCAATTTGTTGAATCATTGAAATCTTATTTGTATTGAACAACACCATCATTGTTTCTTTCCAACCAAATGGTGAATTGTGAATTTCATAATCAACTCCATGTTTAACTAAAAAGTCTCGCATTCCTTTACGTCCTCTTTCGGTTCGTAACAAATTGTCATTGATACAAAAATTTAGAATAATGTAAGCACCAACTTTTCCATTCTCATCAAAACGAGAATTCTCAATTCGATCTTTGATTTTTTGAACCTTTGGTCGTCCAAGACTACTGATTAGTTCATCAATACTTGAGATGTTGACTTTGACTTCATTGATTTCTTTTCCAGGATTGACATGAACTTTATAAAGTTTGCGTGAACCCTTTGCATATTTCTCCACAACTTGAGCAGATGTGGTCAGATAGAGACCAGGTCCATATTCAATTCTTTTGCTGCGAGGAACTCTTGCTATATCCTCTGGTGTTAGTCGATTGTCTGAACTTAGTTTGAGATTTCCACCATGATAGAAAACGAGACTCTTATCTTCGGTGAGAAATTGTGAAAAAGTTTTCATGCTTCCTTGGTAAAAAGTTCAAAAAGAATGCTTTCTTCCTGTTTTTCGATTGTTACCGGTCCTAATCGTTCAGCAATTTTTTTCGCATCACCCTTGATAAACATCAAAACGTTCTGATGACATTTAGCAATCTTACGAGAAGCATTCATAAACCGGTTAGATCGTAGTGCTGCTGTTGCGGGTTCTTGTAGTAAAATCATTTCATTATAAAAATTCAACCCTGCGTTCTTGAAAGCACGAACAGTATCTGAAGCAAGACCAACATAGTTACCATTCTCACGAACTTCTCCCACAACGAAAACAGCAAATGAATTTTCTTTCAATTTCTTACATGATTCATAAATGATTGTTTCATAAAAGTGACGAAACTCAGCATATGATTTCATTGCGGACAGGTCTCGCTTATCATTTGAATAGACCTCAAGGTCATAATAAGGAGGGCATGTGAACATAAAATCATATGTTTTTTTCAGCTTTTTCACATTCATAGCATCATCATGAAGCCACTCAGGAAAATGCGACTGGCAGAGATCCTGAGCCTGCTGGCGATTATGTTCCAGCTGTGTCGAAGATAAATCAATACCTGTATAATTTCGTTTACAATGACTCGCTACAATACCACGAACAGAGCCACCAGCAAAAGGATCCAGAATCGAATCATTCTCTTTTGTGAACCATTTATACATGATTTCACAAAGCACAGGATCAAAGATACTGGTGCGATTTTGTTTTTTTGCTAACAGTTCAGACAAGCCTAATAAGTTTGATTCTCGTCCTAATTCACTTTCAATTCCTAAATTCAACCAAAACCGACGCCGGTCTTTCCATCTCTTCTGCTTGACATCAAGAACAGAAATAGGTGGGATCATATATACATCTTCTAATCTCATATTACATTACTATTACCTTTCCAACTACACTATCAAACATTTTGTTAATTGATGATTCAGTATTACTGATCATTTTCTTATAATAGCTCACTGCTTGTTCCATTACAAACTTATCAGAGATCGCCAATGCGATGCTTCCCATACCAGAACCTCTGTAGACAAGTTTTTCCGGAAGTTTATCTAACTCAAATCGAAAAGGGAGTTTGCCCGGTGGTTCTTCTTCCCAAACATTCTTTGTTCCTGAAGCATACCAAACAAATGCTACAAAAGTGTCATAGAGCAGTTCGTAAAAACGCTGATACGTTACTGTTCCTTTGTTGCGTTTTCCTTCTCCTTGCTCGTATTTGTCTGTTTGTCTAGCACTATTGAAGTTACCGAATGTTCGAAAGAACCAGTGAATAATATCTTGACCATCGTTGATATTATTTGTTCTCAGTGTTCGAAGACGATCAATCCAAGCTTTTCTTGCTTGCTCATAACCTCGGTCTGTTTTGTATCGATCTTCATCAGGCATATAGTTGTCGATTAGAAACTCATAAATTTCATAACGAATAGCTTCCACAAAGTTACTATAAAAAGCAGACTTTGATCCACCACGGTTCAACCCATGACCCATACGATGCATAATGATCCAAGGAGTCATACCAATTTTTTGATCACCTACATTGTTTACATAAACCACATTGATTGACTTGCTTGCTTGTGGTGTAAGACCGCCGGTTGGTGAAAGAATCTTGGCTCTTTCAAGATAATCATTTAATTTACTTTCACCTTTTAGGTCACGGTCTGTTAAAACACCATGTTCTGACCAACGATTACTTCCTTCAAAATCACCAAAGTAAATTCGAAAACTTTGTTTGAATTCTTTGAGAACTCTGGTGAGTGTGTCTTTTGTTCTTGGATTTTTAATCTTCGCCTGGTCGGCTCTCGAAAAAGAGGATTTAGGTTTTTCACTTTTATTAAGGATTAGCTTACCTTTTCTTGTTCGACGATTCGCTACATCTTTATCATCATAGCTGTCGAGTGGTGCTTCGATTAGGAATTGTGAGAATGATTTCATAGGTAACTCTTTGATAAATTATAAGTTACCTATATTTATCAATCTGAGTAGCTGCCATCATCAATGAAGGCTTTTGTTTTTGTGCCCGGTTCGTCAGGTGAAGATGTGAGAATCATTGCTGCGGCGCCCATAAAAGCAAAACATAAACCCGCAATCAGAACAAATGCTTTCTGTGCCATTTTGTCGGGAAGAAAGTGAGGTAAGTTTTGACTACTGATATCTTCACCATCAAGTAAACTATGTATTTCTTTCTCTTCTCTTTGTGTCATATGAAAAGAAGAAACCTCTGCTCTCATTGTAAAGAAGGGGCGAAAGTATGATCGATATCGATGAACAAGATAGAGAAGAGCAACGCCCATCAACAAAGCAATTGGTAGACCAGACCAGTCAAGAAAGAGATGATAAAGACCGATGTTCAACACAATCGGTGCGGAAACAATCAAGGTCAATGGCATGTAAAGACCAAAAAGAAAAGTAATTCCTACAATCAATTCAATAGTTTTCACAGCAGGTAATAGATAACCAGAGGCAACCAAACCACGAACAAAAAGGTCTGCTTCTGTTGTCATTTCAACTACACCAGAAGGAACAAAGTTGAAGATACCATGAAGACCACCCATCACCAAAAAGACACTTGCGAGATAAAATCTTGCAAGAAGAACGCTGATGTTACTGTAATCAATACCATGATATAGTTTTAGTGTATTACCTGTATGTTCATCATGGTGTGTAATGTGATAGTAGAGACCAAAAATTGCCAGCATTGTTACACCGACAACGAAATAATGCCAATTTCTTTCAAAGAAATAGGCGAATAAACCATATAAAACGGATGTTGAAAAGATATTTTCCATTTGTCTCCTATGCTGCTATACTATAACCATATGATTGAATAAAATTCACAAATGATTTTTGTCCTGAAAATTTATCCTGATATAATAAATGAAATGCAGTACTAATAATTTCAGGTGGGTAACTTTTACGAGGAATTGAAAATCCAGAACCTTCACTTCCTAATGAATTTTCAATAAGGTTTTGATAGAGATATTTATCCTGACCTACAATAACCTCTTTGAGTTGAACACAAATTCGGTCATAATTTTCATCACTAATAATCGATTCATCTAGTTGATAATAAAGAAAAGAATGAACTAAAAATTGGCGAATAAGCATATCAATTTTC